GCCGGTATCCTTTCCGTGTGATTTTCACAGGCGACAATTACGACCTCGAAGCGGACCAATTCGAGGAAATGCTATTCGAGCAGGGCCAAGGTAAACTCGAACACCCAATGTATGGCGAAGTCGACGTCGTGCCGTTTGGTAAAGTCACGCGTCGAGACGATCTAAAAACGGCCGGCAATCAGGCTATTTATGAAATTGTATTCTGGGAAACAACCGGGCTAATTTACCCCACCCCCCAATTGGACCCCGCCATCGAGGTCGTGTTAGCACTCGACGCCTTCGCCGCGGCAAGTGCCGAAACTTTCGAACAGGCCAGCAATTTGGAAACCGCCGGCGAGCGCGCCACTTTAAAGGGCCAGTACAAAGCGCTACTCGGCGCGGCGTCAAGTGGCCTGCAGGCAATCGCCAGCACCCAAGACGACGTCGCCCAGTTGTTTAATTCGGTTTCGTCGTCAATAAACCAAGGCATCGACGTGTTAATCGCCGAGCCCCTAATGTTGGCCTTTCAAACCTCGATATTGATTCAGACCCCAGGCCGGGCGCTAACCAGCATCACCGCCCGGCTAGACGCTTATAAGAACTTAGCCGAGTCGATCATAGGCACCCCCGCGGCACCGACCCCCCTTTTTACGCCAGACCCAACGCCGGGCGCAATTAGTGACCCGTCGAAAGTCGACAACCGCCTTTTGGCGGCCGACCTCTACGCCTTGAACTATGTGGCCGGCGCCATCGTGTCAACAGTCAACGCACAATTTGCGACCAAGACCGAGGCAATCGAAGCGGCCGAAGAAATCCTCACACAGTTGGACGCGGTGAATGACTGGCGCGACGCGAACTTCCAAGCCCTAGAACAGATCGACACCGGCGAAGCATACCAACAGATCCAAACGGCTGCCGCTATTGCTGCGGGGTTTTTGATCGACATTTCGTTTTCGCTAAAACAAGAACGACGGATCGTTTTATCAAAAGCCCATTCGGTGATCCCGCTAGTGGCGGAACTGTACGGCGAAGTTGACGCCCCGCTCGATTTTTTTATCAGATCAAACAACCTAACGGGCGACGAGATCTTGCTCGAAATACCGAAGGGCCGCGAAATTGTCTACTATATCTAAAGCCCCGGACGGGGTGGCCGCAAGCGAGTCGAAAGGTTCCTACACTGTAGAGGCCGGCGACACGTTCGACACGATCGCGCGCAAGCGACACGGCAGCGAGAACAGCGCCCCGCTAATACGGAAAGCAAACCCCGGCACTATCGAGCCGCTGGTCGCGGGCGCTAAAATTACAGTGCCCGACCTACCGAACGCCCCGCAAGACGTAGCAACGACGGCACCTTCCGACAGCGTCGACGAAGTGGCAATCGAGATCGACGGAAAGCGGTTCCGGTTTTGGACTAAAGTTCGCTTGAAACTAACCGCGGGGGCCATGGACACCGTCGATTTTTCGGCACCCTTTGGCGCGGACGTCCCAAGCTTTCGCGAGCAGTTCGTCCCCTTATCCTATAAGCCCGTAAACATAACCGTCGGCGGCGAGCGACTATTCAGCGGCACCATGATGCCCGTCGACCCCGAGATCACGACCCAACGGGTGACCGTCGAAATCGGTGCGTACTCACGCCCGGGGGTGCTTGGAGATTGCCCAGCGTCGGCGGCATCGTACCCCCTAGAATTTAATGGGCAGAATTTACGCGACATCGCCAACACCCTGGCGAACCCTTTCGGATTAAGTGTGGACTTTCCCGCAGACCCGGGCGCAGTGTTCGAACGCGTGGCGCTTGAAGGCGATAGCAAGGTTTTAGCGTTTTTAATTAAACTAGCACGACAGCGAAACCTATTAGTGTCTAGCACGGCCAAAGGGGCCTTGTCGTTCCAAAGTGCGGTTGTCCCTGGGAAGCCAGTCGCCCGGCTAGTGCAAGGCAGATCGCCGCTATTGCAAATCACCCCCACAACTAACCCCCAGAACTATTTTAGCAGCGTGACGGGCATCCAGCCCGCGCTCGCAGGGCTCAAGGGCGCGCAGTACACCGTTAAAAACCCACGCCTCGAAGGTGTGATCCGCCCTTTTACTTTTAAATTGGTGGACGTCGCGGGGCCTGAAATACAAGCCGCGGTCGAAGCTAAAGCGGCACTAATGTTCGCGTCGGCAGTTTCATACACGGCGCAAGTCTCGACGTGGCGCGACGAATTCGGCAAACTATGGAAACCGAAAACCACTATCGTCGCCCACGCGCACGACGCCATGATCTACAATGACTATGAATTCGAAATAAAAGACGTGGAATTCGACGCCGACGGCGACAGCCGTACGGCCACGTTGACGTTGACCCCGCCCGGCGTGTTTAATGGGGTGATACCTAAAGGCCTGCCTTGGGACGCGGTGCCGGCGCAACGCGGTTTAAAATTAGCCCTCGACGCTCGACTTTTGGAGGAAAAATAAATGGGCTCGCGGATCGCACAAATACTTGCATTCACCCGACGGACGAACAGGCACGGCGCGAAAGTGTCCGATGTGAAAGTCGACGCGGGCGGAGGCAACAACAGGACCGCGGAACATTTCGACGGGCCCGGGGCGGATGCGTTCCCACTTACTACGGATTGGGTGACGGCTTCCGACGTCGAAGGCACCGGCCGCGAGTCGGTTTTGGGTTACTTAGACCCCATCAACATCCCGAAAGCTGCGAAAGGCGAACGCCGGATTTACGGACGCGACCCGAGCGACGGCGCCGAAGTGTGCACCGTGTGGGCTAAGAACGACGGCACGGTCGTGATCTCAAACGAGAACGGCACTTTTGAATTATCGCCCGGTGGGACGGTTACTATCAATGGTGTTACTATAGACCCGAGCGGGAACATTACGAGCCCGACAACGATTAAAGGTTTAAATTTAGAAGGGACCGCATCCGTCAAAGCGGCAGGTAAAGACCTAGCCGGGCACACGCATGCGATCACGGGCGGGTCGAGCGCCCCAGGACCTACAGGAACAAACAACTAATGCAAGCACAACAAGGTGACGTTTTCCTTTTTCAATCCCTAGACGACGGGAACATCGAAGTCATAAAAGGCGTTGTGACCATGACTGGCGGGCTGGAAACGGCCGCATACCTGGCGCTATACGGCGGGAACCTGGACGACGACGGCCGCGAAGGAAACCCAAAAAACTGGTGGGGCAACCTATCCGAAACGGACCCGGTCTATCAATACCGCAGCGAAACCCAATACTGGATACAATCCTTGCCATTCAGTTCCGGCAATTTGCGCAAGATCGAAGAGGCGGCGAAACGTGACCTTAAATTCTTTTTAGAAATAAAGGCCGCGAACAAACTCGACGTGATGGCTAGTATTCCGGGGCTTAACAAAATAAAATTAAAAATCGACATCGAAGCCGTGGGCGGACTGGCCAGCTTCGAATTTACCGAAACTTGGATGGCGGCTATATGAGTGTAACAACCCCAACAACACAAGAACTTAGCGACAATATAATCGCGCAGCTTGAAGCCACATTGAACCAGACCATCCCGCTTTTGCCGAAGTCGTTCACGCGGGTTTTAGCGAAAGCTTTGTCGGGCGTGTTTATCTTGCTCTACAAATATGGCGGGTTCATATTTTTACAAATGTTTGTACAGTCGGCGAGCAACCAAGACACCACGGTTTTGGGCGTTACCATAAACCCTTTAGTTTTTTGGGGTCGTCTAATCGGGGTGGGGGACCCAACGGCAGGCACTAACGCGGAACTTTTAATCGAGGTCACTGTCGAAAATCAAGTCGGCTCGCTCGACTCGGGCAGCCAGCTTTTAAACTCCGACAATGGCGTGACTTACATCACATTGGGCGCGGTGCTACTAAACGCGCCGGTCGTGCAAGTAACCGTTAAAGCGGTGCAAGATCAATCGAACAACAACGGCGTGGGCGTAGTCGGAAACCTAGACCCGGGCGACGCGGTTAGTTTCGCCAACCCACTGCCGAACGTAGCACGGGACGCCGTTGTGGACTCCCAGACCGTCACAGGTGCGGACCCCGAAACGTCGGACGCATACCGCCAACGAATTATCGATCGTTTTCAGAAACGCCCCCAGGGTGGCGCGTACGCCGACTACGAAGAGTGGGGCGAAGAGGCCGCCGGAATTATTAACGTTTACCCTTACACTGGCAGCCCCGGCCAAGTGGATGTTTATAGCGAGGCCACGGTCGAGTCGTCCGGGAACGCCGACGGGGTCCCAACTTTTGCCCAACTTGAGGCGGTTTTGAACCTAATCAACTTAGACGAGAACGGCCGAGCCACGCGGCGAAATGCCAACACTTTTGTGAACTCGCGCCCTATCGTCCGCACGGGTTTCGATGTTGAGGTGACCAGCATCGCGGGGGTGGACAACCCGGCCCAAGTACAAGCGG